GTAAGAATAGGGTTGTCTTTAATTAAATCGCCCATGGCTTCCAAATTACCATAAACAGCAATACAAATATCCTGTAAATTTTCGCCCGATATGATTATTCTGCTTTCCATTATGGTCTTTCTGCGCTTGCTGCTATTGCTAATTTATCGCCTATTTGCATGTATTGTGTCAAAACATTAACATACCCATCCGCTTGCAATTGTTGATTAATTAACTTGTCAATCTTTTGTTGTTGTCCTGCAGAAGATTGGAACGATTCTAAGGCCACACCACATTGAGGAAACTCACGCCAAGAACCAGGCACCGATAATAATATATCGTTGATATGCGCTTGGTCACTATCGCCCACAACGTAATCACCGTTAACGATTAGTTCATCTTCATTTTCGTCTTGTAAAAAATCTTTAGCCGTTGCCATGTTTTACTTTTGTGTTTTCTAATGTTGTTTTATTTAAGTTTGATACGCTTGCTGCCGATGCGTTAAAAGCAGCTAAAGAAGCACCGCCATCTAAACCACTTAATGCGCTAAAACCTGCCGCAATAGCAACTTTAAACGCTGCTACCATTGCATCATATTGCGTTTTTAAATTGTCAATTTTCACCACCCCCCCAAAATCATCACCGTTCAACTGTATGCTATTTGCAATTAATAAATACAACTCCAAATCGCTTTCCTTTAATATAAACGGCTCATTCTTTGCAGTCCTTGCAATAATTACAACGCTATCAACCTGCGGAAACTTCAACTCACCATCGTTTGGCAATGCTGAAATATTTACATCGGGAATTTCTGCCGCTGATTTATCATTAATAGGAATACAAACACAAGTGCGATCATCTTGATTAACAGATTTAACCGTTGCAAATACAATGCTTACATTATCCGCATCATAACCGCCACCAATACGCCTTATTGCTTCGATTAATTGTCTGCTCATTATAACCCCGCTTTTATATCACTTTCTTTGAATGAATCAATACGCAAATCTAATTCAATTTTTTGACGAAACCCACCCTGGCCGAAAGTTATTTGATTTGCCTTACATTTATATGTTCCATCTCTATCGGGTAAAATCACATCGCGAATAATGCAATTGTCACCATGTCGAACAAACGGCAACCCAAACGTAATAAAATAACCTTTGAAACCTGTGTAAATCAGTCTATAAATATTTTTTTGCGCTTGGTCTTTTAAATCCTCCTTTGATGCTGAAAATAAATTTAAAGTTCTAATTTCGCCCTCAAATCCTGCGGGTTTTTCGTCATAAAAAACTAAATTGCCACGCTCATAATATCCGAACACGCTCAAACGTTTTGCGCTTTTCTTTGGCTTGCCGTCTTTTCGCGTTCCACTGCTGAATTTTTCATAACTAAAACATTCAACACCCATAACAACATCGTCAATGCGCTGATATTTTAATTCATCACTAATAATATTTTCCTGAAATCTGAATACATGCTCTTTCACGTCATCTGCCCAATATCTAAATGCTGCGGTATAAAGTTTGTTGCCTTTAAAAAAAGATTCTATTTTATAATTTCTGCGAATAAACTCCAACACTTCGGCAACGGTTTGATTTTGTGTAACTAAGTCACCAACTTTTGTTTCAACTTCGGGGTGTGCAATTGTAAAGTCAGTGCCTTTAATTAATTCAGCAACTATTTTTTGCAATGTATAACCGCGCCATGTTTTATTTGGGGCTTGTATTTGGCTCAACTTCCACATATTGTCGGTGCAATAAATAGTCATCGGTCGTTTGCTTTCGACCTCTGACACATAGCCTGTGAACACCTCATTCATTTCTAAAACACGCTTACTTTTTTGAGCATCGTAATAATCATAACCTAATGAAATGCTTACTTTATCGCCTCTCATAATTAACGGAGCTCCTTTATCGCCACCGCCTCCAATGTTCTTTCCATCCCACGAATAAGCAATACCGTAATTATCAACAAATTTTATTTTTTGCGGTACCGTTATTTTTGCTGTATCACTTAAATTTTGCCATGATGAATTAATTTCTATTTCATTTACAAAATCAAATTCATATAATTGATTACGCAATGGGAATAAAGCATTGCCTACTTGAGTGATTTTTATTTTAGACTTTGTAATTAACATTATGCTTGCAAATTAACAACGTAATCCCTATCTGAATAAGCCGTAAATGTAAATCTTTGTGTGCTATATTGACCCTCTTCCTGATAAAAATTATATTCAGTAATTACAATTTTATAAATCCCAAATTGCGTTAAATACCAACTATTAATACTTAGTTCAATGTTACTTTCTAATGCTGCCCTTAATGAATCAACTGTGTTTACTCTGTCACCAGATGCACCCGCTTTTTTGTCTGGGTAATTACCATTATTTCCCGTTATTGCACCTCGGCATGTAATCTCATAGTCACCGCCTCCGATATATTCTTTAACGGTGCCATCGCGGCCTTGTATGGGTGTCATTATAATGTTCTTACGATTGTGAACCTCAAACAATACACTTTCAAAAGACAAATCCGGAAACGATACTTTTTGCCCGTCCGATGTGGTGTATTCATCTTTGGTAATATCCAAATTTGACAATACTAAATTACCAAGCATTTTAGACACACCTAATCCGCGATCATCGGGGTTATAATTTCCATTCAATACAAGTTCACGAATTGCGCCAACTGTTAAATCTGTGCCAATTGCGCGTATAATTTCTACCGTTGATTTAGCAAGGTCGTTTTTAGGACTAAATACGTATAATGTTTGTGGCATAATATTATTGTAAAGCCATTCTTTGCGAGTCGTTGACAGTCATAGTAATTAATTCTACTACTTTATCCGCTACTTTGCGCAAATCTTGTTGTGTGTTATTAATTAAATTTAATTCCTTTACCACATTATCAAATCTAATGTGTATTTGTGTGTATTTTGGAGCTTGTGGCTGTGTTGTGGCTGCTGATATTGCACTTGTCGCCCCTGTTTGACCTTGCGCTTCTTTGTTTACTTCACCTGGTTTTTTCTTAAGCAATGACATTTGACCTTTTACTTCGTCTAAGGCACCGTAAATTGTGGCACGTTTCCTTGAAAATTCGGTTTCGTTAATTTCTTTTTTGTTGTAGGCTTTTCGCGTGTTGATTAATAAATTCGATAATTGTGTTTGCCTTTTAACAGCTTCCTCCATTGTTTTAGCGGGCTCATCAACGTACATGGCATATAAAGAACGTTGGTAATCCAACTGCTCGGCCTTGCTGCCTATTTCAAAATAAGATGCTGGGTTAAACACGCTTTTAAATTGTTTAGCCCCGTATTTTGCAAAGTTTTCTTCTTCAATATTGGCTTGTCTAAATCCGTTTGACAATACACTTACAAACTGATTCATAAATGTAACCGTTTCAGATATTATGCCTTGCTGTGACTTTCCTATTCTAACCTTTAACTGTTCCCAATTATCGCCAAGGTTGCTAATTTGACCGCCTACAGTTTTAGATTGCTGTTCCATCATATTGAAGAACATACCACCCTCTGCCGTCATAGATTTAAACGCGCGCTCAACTTCGGGAAAACCAACTTTGCCAGCTTCAACAAGTTCGCGTACCTTGCCCTCTGTTACTCCAAACTGCTTAGCAAGTTCGCCAATAATCGGAATACCTCGCTGTGTAAACTGCATAATGTCGCGGGTGTACGCGCGGCCCTGTACTTTTAATGTGCCATACAAATATGCAATGTCTTGAAATGGTATTTTTAAAGCACTTGCAACATCGCCCAACATTCTAATGTTGGTAGTTACAGTTCCTGCGCTAAAACCATAAGCCAATAATTGTTTTGTTGCATCTTGAACATCGGTTAAGCTGAACGGTGTTTTTGATGCAAGGTCAACCAATGAAGTTTCTAATGACTTAGCCGCCTGCGCATCGCCTAACATCAATGTGCGCAATGATGCCGAAAAATACTCATAGTTTTTTAATGATTCAACAACGGAACGACCAAACGAAACAATACCACCTACAGACAATCCAAGACCTATTGAACCTGCTAAATTATTTAAGTTTGCAATGCTGTTTTTAGTGCGGTCAACTGACTTGTCTAATTGGTCGGTTTTGCCTTTGATTTTATCAAGGCCCGAACTCATTAAGTCTTTAAGACTTAC